ATAGAAGATAAATAATAAGAGACTTACCACTTGCAGTGGGGCTAAGAAGTAAAGACCTTCGTGTACGAATTGCGTGAACAAATGCATCCAACTGATAATCTCTTGGAGCATGTTTCGGCCTTAGTTTTTCTACAAATTCTTTTGCTTCCGCTAATGAGAACTCTTCATCGAAATCCTCATTTTCATAATCCCATTCATAGTTTCTTTCCTCGCAAAACTTAGCTATGTACGGTACTAGACCACGATAGAGTTGTTTCGTCCGGATATCAAACAAACGTATCTTTCCATCCCAGAGTCGTGCTTTGTATTGTGGAGTAAACTGATACCCTGGCACCTGGAATGTAAAGTTTTCACGAAGCTCATATGCAACACCGTCATCACAGACAATACCGACATAAGCTTCGTTCACGTTTCTAATGATAATCTTACTGCCCACCTATAAACCGTTCCCAATCCATGTATGCTTTGATTTGAAAAGTTCTGTTATTCAGTTCTTTTAAAACAGATTTGCAGAAGTCTACAATCTCTTCATGCATGACTTTTTTTAATAGTATGTTATTTAGTTCTGTATCCGAGTCTAGATAGTGTGGTAGATCCGCGCGTAGAACCTTTTTCATCATTGGCTCTAGGCCATACTGTGCAAGGTCTTCTGGATTGTTTAGATCACCAGAGTAATATTCCCACTTGATCTTACGCCTAGAGTTATATTCAGCAGAAAGCTTCTTGACAATCAAGTTGTGATGTGTCATTATACGCAAGTATTTCGCGTGTAGTTTAGGAATGTTAGCAACAGCTTTTTGAGGTTCAGTCTCGTCGTAACCAGCATCCTTAGACCATTCTTCCATAAGCACTTCAATGTTCACTGGCGGCTTCATAGCTTCTCCATTACAAAAAATGTATATTACTATACAACAGATTTAGATAAATGTCAACTAGATTCTTACGATTTCGAAAAGATCGTATCTGAAAGTTAGGTCGGCCGTGGGTGTTGTATCTGCTGAATTCATGGTACCAAATTGAATACCACTCAGAGATACTGGAAAAACGTTCTTAATCTTGATACGTATATTTGGAATGTTTGCATTGGTATTGATAGTTAGAATGCCGTCCTGATATGGAGAAACATCCTTGTTAACATTCTTTATGTACTGATCGCCACTCTCAGGGCGAGTTAGTGATACGATCCATTTATATGTTTCTTCCCACACTCTGATATCTTCATCGATTAGAAATGATAATGAGAATGGCTCATATGTCATTTTTGTTGGATGACGATATGTATTTGAGAATGGAGTAGGCACTTCAACTTCATTGGAAGTGACACCAGGAAGGTTGATACTCTGACAGAAGTATCTAGCAAACGGCAAATTAGGTATAACAAAGTTATACTTTGTCGATTGTAAGAAATTACTATTCTGTGGTATTGTTGTAGAAAATGAATTTGTTGTCATAGATCACCTCTGAGGGTATTTATATAAAAGAAAAGGGCAGCATTGCTGCTGCCCCGATCTTGTTTCTGCGCTTTGGCGCCTTATGATTACATAAGGTTGCGAACGCGGAAGATACGGTAGTAGTTGTTGGTGCGTGGTGTAAGAGCACCAAGACCAGCAGATGTACCCTGTGCGAATGGGTTTGCTACCATGCCGTAACGGGTCTTGAAACCAATCTTTGGCTGGAAGGTATCCTGACCGATAGCGCGAACCATCTGTAGAGGAACGTATGGGCAGTAGAATAGGCCTGCGTCATAAGGTGAAGTACCCTTATAGCCAACAAGACATAGTTCGTCGCCGTTTGATGAACCACCGAAGTAAGGATCGATGTATACCTTGATACGACCGTGCATAACACCAGCGAAGGTGTTGCCTGTATCGTCAACTTCTAGGTTAACGTTAAGAGCAGGTGTGTAGTCAAGAACGCCAGCCATTGCTAGAGCAGAAGCAACGTCAGAAGATAGGATTAGGGTGTTACCCTTACCACGTCTTGTTGCCTTGGCGATAGCATTACATTCACGCTCAATCTGGAATACTAGACCCTTGAACTTTTCAACTGACCAACGGCCGTTTGAGTCTGTGTCAAGATCGAATGTACCAGCAGAAGTTGTGCCGTAAGCAGCGCCGATAACAGCCTGTTCGTAGATTGTACGAATGACTTCACGGTTGATTTCAGCAAGAATTTCTGTTGAAAGAATGTTGGCTAGTTCTGTTTCAGCATCTAGACCGTGAACAGCCTTAAGATCCTGAGCAAGTTCCATTGTGTACTCAGCCTTTAGAGCGCGTGAGCGGGCTGTTACAGTTACCTTTTCAATGGTGAATGCCATTTCTGCGAATAGGTTACCAGCAGCGTCACCAAGAGCTTCAGCAGAAGCAGTTGTCATGCCGTTAGCTGTTGTGAAAGCGGCTGTATCTAGTACGTTTGATACTGGATTTGAACCTGTCTGTAGAGAACCACCGACTGTATCGCCAGCCTTGTTAGCTGATGTAAAGCGGGTGTTAGCTTCGTTGAAGAAAGCTTCAGTGCCGTTCTGAGCGGCATACTTTGAGCGCATAGCGAAGATCAAGCCTGTTGGGCCTGTCATTGGCTGAACGCCGCAAACGTCATAAGCAATCAACTTTGGTAGAGAACGGCGAACCAATGAGATAAGGATTGGATCGTAGTTCTGAACGTATGTTGCAGATGTTGCGTTTGTTGGAGCAGATTCGTTAAGCATACGGCCTTCTTCAGCCATCGCCTTTTCTTGGTTCTCAAGAATAATGGCTGTAACTGCGCGCTTGTATGCGTTACCAATCTTGCCAGCACCTTCGTGGTCTAGGACCGGTGCCCACTTCTGTTCTAATTGTTCTGTAAGATACATTTAAATTCTCCTTTTGAGATATCTTAGTATTATTTATATTTTTCCGTTAATTTGGAAGTGACTTACCAAGAGCGCGGACGTACTTGCTCATTGGTGTGTTTGATTCTTCAGCAATCATTGTCTGACCTTCTGTACCTGGAATAATTGTATCCAGTTCAGTCTGAGCCTTGACACCTGATGGGAAATAATTTTCGCGTAATGTCTGAACCTTTGTTGCAAAGGTATCAGCATCAACAAACTCTACGCCTTCAGCAAGAGACTTAAGCTTTTCGGCCTGAGTTGCTGTTAGACCTTCGGTCATATCGTGTAGTACTGATTCCTTTGTGCTTTCAGATAGAACCTTTGAAAGTTCTACATTGCGTTCAATTTCTTCATTTAGTTTTCCTTCTAGTTCTTCAACTCTTGAACCTAGCTCTTCAATCACAGAAACCTTTTCTTCTGGAATGTCGATGTAGTGTTCAGCAAATAGTTGACGAAGACCAGAGATGAAATCTTCTGTTAGTTCTGAACGAAGACCTGCTTCGATAGCAACTTCGTTGTCTGATACCCACTGTTCTACTACGTAGTTTAGGTAATCATCAACGTTGTTTGATAGCTCTTCTTGGATAGAAGCAACTTCTTCTTCAAGAGCAGCCGCATAAGCTTCTTCTAGACGGGCAATTTCTGACTGCATCTTAGCTACAACAGCAGCTTCGAAGATTGTTTTTGCCTTATCTTGGAATTCTTCTGAAAGTTCTTCACCAGCAAATAGAGCTTCGACATGTTCGTTCATGTCTACTTCGTAATCGTATTGTACTGGAGCAGTTTCTTCTTCTGTTTCTTCGGTTTCTTCGGTTACAAAATCGAAGTTTTCTTCGATAGCTGCAATGATTTGATCTTCGTCGTATCCTTCGGCAACTAGAGTATCGATGAACTCTTGTAGCTCTTCGGTCATTTCAACGTCTGACTCTTCTTCTAGAACTTCATCTTCAACTTCTAGGTCTTCTTCCATTACTTCCTTTTGAGGAGGCATAGCAGCTACCGCGCCCTTGCGTGAGGGTGAAGCCTGAGATGTGTCTTGCTTCATTGTAGATGCGGAAGCACCAACGTTAGAACCCTCGCCTGGCTTCTTTGGTGCATCTGCAACCAAAGTGGCCTGGTTGCCCATTGGAGATGGTTCGACACCACCCTTTGTGCCGCCGCCTGGCTTCAAAGTTGCCATATTTGGATTTGAAGACTTAGCACCGGCATCTGGTGCTGAATCGTTAGATTCATTCATCAAGATAGCCTTTGCTACTTCTGTTAATGACTTACCCATATTAGAATACTCCTTGTTTCTATGTTATTTATAATTTTTAAAGTTTTGATATAAAGTTTTCAAAGAGACGTAGTGCTACTGCCTCAATTTCATTTTTTGAAGCTTCTCTGATCATCTTCTTTGCTTGATCAACGTGAACTTCTTGCCAACCTGTATCTGTTAGAATCCATTCTGCATTTTCCATAATGCCCTGTACAAAGGCATTTGGTGCAGATGGATCAGCAACGATATCAGCCGCTGTGGCCAACTTAAAATCGTCCTGAACAAGTTGATATCCGTTAGCGGGTTTAAGAGACCCTACGCCTCTTGTTGACACGCCCAAACTAGCACCACCGTCTAGTAAACTTTTCACAATCTTTCCGTTAGGAGTATCCATAATCTTTGCCTTACCCATGATGTTATTGCCATCTGGATAAAGCTTGGTAATCATGTGAGATACACGATCCAAATTAATAGTAGGAGAGTCAGGATGACCTAGCTCACCAAACGCACGATTCTTACTTACATATTCACTGTTGTAACGTTCTACTTCTTTGCTTAGAACGCCAAAAGGATATACACGACCGTTACGATTCTTTGTTTCGGCCTGCATGAAGATACCTTCAATAAACATCTCTTTTTGGCCAGTCTTCTCATTCATCTCTGTGAGAAAACTGATTTCGTTTACTTCTTCTTTAATAAGCTTCATAGACCTAAGGCCTTTCTTTTTCTTAGCGATCTTTGGCGCTTCATTATTGCGCGATTCATTTTCGCTTTACGTTTTATTTTACCTCTGCGTTGACCCATCTTACGATTGCGTCTTTCGGCAGGAGTCATTCTTTTTAGCTTGCCACTTCTCAATGTCATTCCAGGTACATTTGATACCTTCTTACGGCGTTGAATTTTACCACCACGAATACGAGCTTTAACGATGTTAATACGAGCTTCCTCTAGATTTTCTTTTTCTTCTTCGCTCATATAATCGGCAACAGAGTTTAGGTAGTCTGCTGCTTTTGTAATCTTTGATTGTGTCCAAGCTTCCAGTTCTTTATTGCCTTTAACTTTAGACATGATGCTTTTTGCATCTTTTGTTACAGAATTCAATTCAGAACGAGCCATAGAACTTTCTTCACCAGGTGCAATTTCACCCTCGACAACATCGCGTCTTACTAGTTCGGCCGCAGACTTGTCTAACCCTTGTTCGAACACCGTTTTTGTCGTTTTCGTTTCTTCTCTATTTAATTTTGTAGTCAAACTGGATCGTCCACCCATTTCCACATTATTGTTACCTAAATCTTTCATGTGTCTTTTGTTTTGAAAAACTTGTGTTCCATTATCCGTTTTTGTTGCAAGGCGACCATATGCTCTTACTGTTCCACCATTAAATACATTTTTAGTATCCTTAGAATATACACTGGTCATATGACCACCATCGGCCATTGCTCCAGTACGAGCTTGCACATATGGAACATTCATGCCCAAAGTGCCTTCACTTAATGGAAGTTTAGCTGCACAAGCTTTCTTCACTTCATGAAGTTTTTTTGCCATAATCAATTCAACTGTTTCCGATATTAGAGAATCAGCTTTCACATAGTCTTTGTTAACAATTGAACGGATTAAGTCAATCATGGGAATGGACCCTTTGTATTGAATGCATATGGATCAGCAGTTTGTCCTGCGTCATAATCGTTGTTATCTTTCTTGAGATCAATGAACAAGGTGAAAGAATCGTTATTCTTATTGTTGTTTACACTAAACAGAATATCGCCAGTTGGGCTAGTATCATTATTAGAAATGGTAGCTCCATCGCCCATGCTTTGGAAATCATAATCGAATGAACCGTTTCCAAATGTTACGATTTCGGTATTTGATGCTCCTTCCCACTGAAGAGTTACATAGCTATTGGCCTTTGCGCTACCAAAGATACGCTTGATTGTGGTTCTATATGTTGTCTTAGGATTGACATTAGAGGTCATAATCTGACCACTAGTATTCAATGCAAACTGCAACATTGAAGCATCTACAAGTGTAGTATTGGCCACAGCAGTACCATCAGCCAAGAACACATACTTTAAAAGTGCTCTTCTGTTAGTATCAATGAGTTTCTGTCCTTTTAGTATATTTGCCATATTACTGCCTTACTGCGAATGATATTACTTTTTC